CCCTGTAATGGAATTCTTAAGGACGAAGTTCTTGAGCAATTACTGTGCAACCTCCCAGAGGAAGAGGCTCATTCCGCGCGTGCTATCATTGACCCTATTACTTGGGCAGCCGAGAATCTTGACTGGCATTGTCTAGATCCAGATGGAGAAATCTGGAGGAGAAAGAATCCACAGGAGTACTACAAGTGGATAGCTGAACATCCTGGTGAGGATATCTATGGTCATTCTAGATATCACAGACCATATCAGGCGCTCATGCTCTTGTGCTCCTCGAAGTATAAGGTTTTTCGTGTTGGACGTCAGGCAGGGAAGACAGAATCGCTTGTAATTTCAATACTATATCATATATTTACAGCTCCTAACACTGCCACAGACGAGGGCTTTAAGGTTGTTGTAATTACGCCCTATCTAGAACAGATTGAGCTTATCTTTACTAAGCTGTCTCAATTAATTAAGAGTTCTCCGATCTTGAGGAACTCAGTAGCCAGATACGTTAAGGCTCCTAACTACACAATACAGCTTAATAATGGCAGTCGAGTAAAAGGCTTCACGGCTGGGACTAAGTCAGGTAGTAATGCAGGTTCTGTCCGTGGACAGGCTGCCCATTTTCTTGTCTTCGATGAAGCAGATATGCTATCTGAAGAAGATATAGATGCTAGCTTGGCTATCATTACAAACTATCCAGAAGCCAAGGTGTGGATGTCTTCTACTCCAACAGGTCGTCGCGCAAAGTTTTACAATACTTGCCACTCTCCTTCTTGGAAGGAGTTCTTTTTCCCTTCTAGTGTAAACCCCCTGTGGGACGAAGAAAAAGAAGCGATGTTCCGCGAGCAGCATACTACTCTCGGTTACATCCATGAGATTGAAGCAGAATTTGGTGAGCAGGAACAGGGTGTCTTCCAAAACGTATTTATCCAGGCAGCTAAGCAGAGATATCGCTATGGCGATTTTGCATACAATAAGAACTGGACCTATACCATTGGTGTAGACTGGAATGATGAAGTAAATGGAACACAGATTGTTGTTCTAGGTTTTAACCCATCACATGGTAAGTTCTACATTGTAGATAGAGCAAATGTATCCCGCGCGGGCTGGACCCAGCTGGATGCTTGCCAAAAAATCATTGATTATAATAAGTTATGGCATCCGATCTCTATCTATATTGATAAGGGATTTGGTGGTAATCAGTGGGAAGTGCTACGTAAGTATAGTTATGACGCAGGAGTTGACCCTAGCCGAGGACCCAGTCATCCCGATGCTAAGATTAAGCACATCCTACGCGCGTATGACTTCTCTACTAAAATTGAAGTTAGAGACCTATGGACTCATGAGCCAATTAAGAAGGACGCTAAGCCTTTCTTAATTGAGAACTTAGTCCGTAGATTCGAACGACAAGAGATCTGTTTCTCTTCTCAGGACAAAGCTCTGGAAGACCAGTTGCTCGCTTACGTGATTGATCATATCACCGTCACAGGCCGTCCGGTATATAAGGCTGGAGAGAAGGAAGGCGATCATATTATCGATGCTCTAGCTTTAGCGATGATCGCAGTTACTCTTGAGAAGAGTCCATTTGGAAAGCCCGTTATAGCGCCTCATATTGCCTTCTCAGGGCAGTTCGGAGAAAAGGTAACCCCAGATGCCCGAGAGGGGGATATCTTGATTGTGAATGAATATAGGAAGCGACAGGAGCAGTCTAGGGAGTATCATAAACCTACCACTGATAGATGGGATGTAGGGAATGAAGTATTTGCTAAACAGGATCTTCCAGCGGCTCATGTATCAGCAGGGAAGGTAGGACTCTGGTCTTGGCCAGGGTTCCTAGCCGACGAACCTAAACCTACTCAGCGAAAAGCAACTCTAGGCAATAGTCCACGATCTGCTAGAATGAAAAAGCCAAGAAGAAAGCTCATTTAGGAGTAGTCATGTTAGATATCTATGAGAGTGCTACACCCACTTCGGCTTTTAGTCTCGCGGGCTCATTCTCTAATCCATTCTCGGTTACCGCAGATGGAGTAGAAGGAGAAGCTGTAGAAACCAAGGTATATCTGCGGAATGACAGCGCTCTTTATTACTACACAGGTATTAGTGTTCAGCCAGTTGATACTGGAGATGATATTGTTGATGGTAGTGGCGCTACTCTGGGATATGAGTGGAAGCTCTATGCCGGGGATCAGCAACCTACTGCCGAACAATGGGATCTAGTAGCGGCTGGAAACTCTATTTCCTTATCGAACCTTGGTAGTGCAGGTACACCAGATACTTCTACATATCTGCCTTTCTGGGTACGAGTTAAGGTGCCGCGCTGGGCTCCTGTTCGGTCTTATTCAGGCGTACAGCTAAGAATCACATATACTCAAACTGGTGTGTAAGGAGCTATATGAGTAAGAAGCTTAGCTCTAAGGGCCGAGATGTTCTCTCATATCGCCCGAATATCTCTTTCGTTGAACCTGATCAGCAACCTGGTGTTATTACTCCTATTCCTGAAGAGGTTCAGGTTGAAGAGATTAAGGAATTAAGAGATAAGACTAAGAGCCTAGCTAGCGCTGTGAATTCTCTTGCAACTGCCATCCAGGCTAAGGCCGACTTGAAAGCTAAGGATATGGTTATCAAGTTGGATCCTGTAGTAGATGCAGCAGTAGTGGCATCAGTAAAGAGAATGTTTGGGCACGAGAAAATCAATCCGTATGAAATCACATATGCTCAATATAAGCAGTGTAAGGAGCGCATGCGCGAGAAGGGAGAAGCCCTAGGTGCGCGTATGGCTATTTCTGCTGAGGATCTGGCTGAGATAAAGAATGCTACATCTAGCCCGGCTGGATCGGCTGTAACGATTCCTCCGTTTACTCAATTAGGCGGGTACAATACTGAAGCAGCTAAGAATGGTGGCTTACGTCCCGAGCTACAGAAGCAGGGTCAAGTTATTGAACCTATAGACATGGAAGTTCTCCAGGCCTACTTAGTTCGTATCTTTGTGAATGCTATCTGGGAGAAGTTCTTCTATCCTCTATTCAAGGACTTACCCGTTGTAGGAGAGTTACTACCAGAAGAACTGGTAGAGATCCCTAAGGATGGATATTCGGCAGAGGAGCTAGTCGCGCTAGGTGTACCTGTATTTGGATATGACAAACCTGAACAAGAGAAACCTGATATTCCTAGTAGCCCAGAGGGGATCTCATGACATTTAAGCCGCTAGAATTACAAGACTGTCAGAACATTATGAAGACGTTCGAACGTGCGGCTGCTTTCTGTGTAACCGAGGAATCTGTGTTCGCAATGATGACTCCTATCCTTACTGGAGTCAGGGCGCAGAGCGCAGCTCTCTATAATCAGATTAATGCTGGAGATGTTGCTGCCGTAGCTAAGACTTCTGAAGAAATGCTGCGAGAGACGCAGGAAGGTGCGGCAAATGCCCTGGGCAATACTACGTCTCCAATTAACCTAGGAAATCTAACTAAATCCGACGAAGAGGAAGAGGGTTTTCTCACTGAGATCAGAGGAAACTTCTTTCCCGCTGATGGACAGGGGTCTGAACAAGGTAATGCTGCTGCCATAGCCGGCGGTATCTTTAATAGTGAATGTATCCCCTGCGGTCAGCGACTTAATATGCTTGGAGAACTTAACCTAGGAAAAGTAGAGAACTATGGGAAAGAGTTCTTAACTCGTTGGATGGAATGGCTAATGAGTCAACTAAATATGCTCCAGGATCTACTGGGCATATTCACAAATACAGATAATTTCATTGATCTATGTTCACTACTTAAGTGGCTTAATGATTATATCTGTATCCCTGATCTACAGCGCATCCTGTCAGTTTTAATGGCTCTTATGAGTAGAGTATCTCTCGAGTTCGGTGGTATTCTTGATATTATGCTTGGTCTCGTGGGTCCGCTCCTAACTCCCATTCTGTCAGGCTTCATCGACCTACTTGAGTCCTACATCCTACTTATCGTTCGGCCAATCGAATGTATCATTAATTCTATCCAGGATATGATCCGTAAATTAGACTACAATGTCCTATTCCAGAACATTGATTCTCTAGATAGGCATATCTCGCTAGGTTCTTCTGCTCCAGTAGGCGTAAACATTAAGGTCCCATATGTAGGAACAGAGATTAAGTTTGAGACTCCTGCAACTGGAACATTTTCAGAGGATTACAATCTGCTTGGGCCAGCGGGTCGTGCACTTCAGGCCGAGAACGCGAAGGAGCAGGAAGTCGTTGAGACTGCTGCTGAGGAATTACGTCGGATTCGCGGAGCAAGTAGCTCTGTAGACATGAAGGATGCCGGTGCTGTAGAACGATATAATCAGCAGAAACAGGCAGCCGAAGATAAGTACAGAGAGGCGATTGATAAACAGTCTCTCTCTGCATTGGGTCGAGCGAATAAGAGTATCGACCGTACCGTAGATAATATGAAAAGTGCACTGTACACGATGCTAGGCTACTTAAGAGAAGCAGCTGCTACCATTGAGGGGTTCTTCCAAGACATCTTTGATGAACTGAAGAAGATCCAGGGTGCCTATGTAGGTGGTGGTGGGACATTCGTTGATCAGCTTATCAAGAAGATGGGTTTGGTTAAAATGATTGCTCTAGTCTCTGCTATCATCGGTGCAGCCTCTGGTGGACTTAAGTGTGGAGAAGATGGAGAAGACTTTAAGGTTGAAGCGATCATCCCTACAGATAAAGCTATGCAAGTCTGGACAGATGTTCAAGGGATGATTCATATCGAAGAAGATGATAAGCATTATCAAGAAGCTATGAACGCTATGGTTGAAGCCATTGGAGCAACCCCACAAGTTACTTCTATTGAGACAGTTAAGCAGAAGGATAGAGGCCAAGTACCTGATTCTTCTAACTCTATGCAGAAGCTTAAGTCTCTGATAGAATTTACAGGGGATCCTATTATAGATACCCAAATTGCTCGTACTACCGATACCTTAGTAACTAGACTGAATGCTACATTCAAGTGTCCCCTTCAGACTAGCACTAAGGACGCTGAGCAAATTAACCAATGGATTCTAGAGCTGAATTCTTAAGAGGTACCCCAATTGAAGATCTTTGGCTACGAATTCGGCAAACAGAAAGTAGAAGTAATTCAGGATGTTATTCCTGAAGTTAAGTCAGTACTTCCAGATACTATTCGTCCTACAACTATCAAACGGGTAGACGATCCGGCGATTAAGTATTTCTCTACTAGAGGTCGGGGGCGTGGTTCATTTGAGCCCTCTGAGTATGACCTAGCAGAGATCGGTCGAGTAGAAGATGTAGAGAGTCTTGTTCGACAGGCCTTTGTTAAGAAACTGGCCTTAATGTTCAAGGAAGGATACGACATTGTTGGTCCTAACCGTAGGGTCATCAAGTATGTTAGAACTCGTTTCCGTCAATTGGCTAAGGCGGCCGGAATCCCCTTTGATCAACTACTGAGAGATATTGGTTCAGGGTTAATCCGTAAATCCAATGTCTTTCTAGTAAAGGTAAGAAAGCTCGAGGCATCTGGCGGTGCAGTGCGGAGGGAACCCGGTAAGACGGGGTCTATCCAGCCAGTAGCGGCATACTTTATTATTCCAGCCGAAACTATGGAGTATGAAGCATCTGGTAATAAGATCATCAAGTGGCGCCAGAACATGCCTGATGGCACACAGAAAGAATATAATCCACAAGATATTATCCATATGTACTTTGATAGGAAGGAGGGGTTTGTATTTGGTACCCCTCTGCTTGTCCCTGTACTAGATGATATCCGGGCGCTACGTAAGATCGAAGAGAACATCGAACTACTTGTATACCAGCACCTATTCCCCCTATTCCATTATAAAGTAGGAAATAAAGACTTTCCTATTACTACTGATGAGGAAGGTAATTCTGAAATCGATATCGTTAAGCGTCAGATTCAATATATGCCTTCCGAGGGAGGTATCGTTACTCCTTGGACCCACGAGATCCAAGCTATTGGAGCTGAAGGTCGTGCTATCCGAGCCGAGGGATATCTAACTCACTTTAGACGTCGTGTAATTGGAGGTCTAGGTATCTCTGAAGTAGATATCGGTATTGGAGATACATCAAATAAAGCAACATCAACAACAATGTCACGTAACCTAATTGACTCTGTGAAAGATTATCAGTTGGTTATGGAGACATTCTTCAATGAGTATGTTATCGGGGAACTTCTCCTCGAGTCTACTTTCGGTCCCGAAGTCCTTGATGACGAAAACCGATGCTACTTGAAGTTCCGTGAGATCGATCTTGAGTATCAGATTAAGCGAGAAGCTCATATCGTAGATCAGTTTAACAAGCATGCCGTTACTTGGGATGAGGTCCGTAGGCGTATGGGTCATGAGCCCATCCTGATTCCCTCTATGGAAGAAGTCGAGAATGGAGATGATACTCCAGACAAGTATCCTGAGTGGAATAGGACTTGGTGGAAACTGTTCCGTA